CGTGCGCGAGACCGATGGCGAGCTTGCGTGCGGGCATGCGCAGACGCTACCACATGCGCGCGTGAAACGTTACCCGCGCGCCGCCGCGTTCGCTTGTCGCACCGTCGCCTCAGTCGCTTCCTTGTAGCCCCATCGCGCCGCAACGCTGAACGGCACGGCAAGCCAACTGTGGCGGCAGTTGTACCCGCCGCCACTGTCGAGAGGGTGCGGAAGTCCTGCGACGTCGTTGTCGAGCTTGGCGGCAAGCTCGCGAGAGAACCAGTGGTCGACGCAGACCTCGCAGAACGGTCGCGTTAGCCCGTCGTCGGGCCCGCCGTATGCGTAGCCCACCGCGCTCGGCGCCTCGTCTGCCCACGCGTTGCCGACTGCGCGCGCATAGACCGCAGTCTGTGTGCGCGCCTCGGTTGCAGCGCGCTCAAGCGACACGCCGAGACGTTCGCTCAATCGCGCCGACAACTCTGTGAGCGTGTCGAGCCTGTAGCCCTCGCGCAGTAGCGGCATCAACTCAGTCGCAGTCGACAGGCCGATGCCGCGAAACGCGTCACGCGCATCTCGTCGCGCTGCGTCGATGACCGCTGCGAGCGCCTCGACGTCGACTGCAGAATCAGGGTCTAGCCCCACGCTGCGCAGATACGCAGGCGTCGCGCGTTCGATGTCGTCGAGCCCGTCGAGCCATTCGTCTTGCACTTCGCCCGTGAGTTCGCGCACCGCCGCTGCGACCTCGTCTAGCTGCGTGGCCAAGATGCCCTCGCGCCAGTCGCCGCCGCCCTCTCGGTCGAGCAGGTCAAGCAACGCGTCGCGCAGTTCGTCGCGGAGCGCCATGAGCGCAGACGCGGTGCGCGAGCCAACGCGGTCTAGGTCTGCCTGCCTGCGTCGCAGTGCGGCGCGTATGTCGGCAGGCAGACCCACGCGTTAGACCTTGCGCCGTCGCGCTTTCGGTTGAGGCTCGACGACTGCCGCAGCGGGCAGCGTGTCGCCGTCGCTCGTGAGCGCGTCGATGATTTCGACGACGTCAGGCGGTGCCACGTAGTCGAGCAGAACCGCGTCCGCGCCGAGGTCGCGCTGCGCCGACAACCACTGCTCGCGCGTCATGTCGACGACAACGGGCGCGTTGTAGTGGCCGAGCCGTGGCAGCGGTCGCAAGAGTTGAACGCGGGCACTCATCAGGCAACGACCGCCGTGACCAAGTAACCAAGATTCGCGTCGAGCACGATCTCGTCACTGTAGACCTCGCCCGCGACAATCATGCCGACGGCCTGCGGAGGCGCGGTCTCGTGGCTGCGCACCGAAATGGGCAGCGAGATTCCGTCCATGCTCAGACCCTGCCCGCTCAGACCGTCCTCGACGATGAGCAGACCCGCGACCGCGCGCGCCATGATGTCGCCGCCCGTGCCCGCCGCAGTGTCCGCGCCCTCAAGCGAACCGCACCACACCGACTTGCCCCACACATAGGCAGAAGTCAGCGCCGCACCGGGCGCGCTGGTCTGCTGCTTGGCTGAGCCGATGATGAGGTTGAGCCCGAGCTGCGTGCGCACCATGTCGATGAGGAACGCGTCATTGGCAATGCTGCGCTGAATCGCCGACACGCCCGTGGTCGCCGCGCCGCCCGGGGCGATGATGCCTTTGGCAACGAGCGAAGAGCAGAACGCGTCAGCGACCTCGCGGCCCATGATGAGCGTGTCTGGATTGCGACCGTAGCCCTGCTCGCGCGCGATGATCTTGAGCGCGTTCAAGTCCTCCATCGGCGTCGCGGAAACCGTGACGTTCCACTGCGAACCCGTGCCGGGCACAGCGGCAAGCGCCGCGTTGTTCCAGTTGCCCGTGCCGAAGAACAGAGCCGCAGCGCGCGCCTCCATATCAAGCGCGAGCTTGCGACCGAGGCCTGATGCCTGCCGCTGCTCAAGCGGGGTCGGGAACTGCGACCGCTGAATCAGCTTCTGCGGGATGATTTCGCTGGCGAGCTTGTACTCGACGCACTCGTAGTTCACGGTGGTCGGGCTGCCCATCGCCGCGCGCGGGTAGTCAGCGCCGAGGGCCGTCTGCACGACCTGCGGGCTGCCCATGTATGACGTGCTCGACTCGACGAACACGGTGCCCTTGAACGCCGAAGGCGCGACGGGCTGAATGGGCAGACGCGGGAACACGAGGTCAGCAAGAGACTGCGCCGCACCGATTGCCGCACCGGACAGAAGCGGGCTGATTGGCGCGAGCTGCGAGAGAGATTGTGCGCTCATGATGGTTCGCTCCTATCTCAGAGGGCTCGGCTCAGGCCGAGGTGAATGATGCACTCTTCGTTGTTGTTCGACGAACCGTCGGCGTCCTTGCCGCTGATGAATCGCCCAACCGTCGTGTCGCCCGCAATGGCGGCAGCGACCTTGCCCGCAGCCTCAGTCGTCACGAGCGCGCCCGGAGTGAGCGAACCTGCGGCGACGGCGAACGAGCAGATGCCGTCGATCTGGACGTCGATGAGGTCGCCCGCCACGCCGCTCGACAACGCGACGCCGATGTTGTTGTGACCCGTCGCCGTGAGCGGGTCGGTCGACTGCACGACGACAGGGATGCCGCCGCTGAACGCGCCCGACGTGCGCACGATGCGCCCACGCGTCACCGCCGCCGTGAGCTTGGCCGTGATGACGTTGCCTTGACCGTGAATGCTCGCCATGTTCAAGCCCCCTTGACGGCGCGGAAGCGCGCCAGCAGTTGATTCGCCCGCTCAACCTCGACGGCGCGCGGGTCATTGTTGCGCTCGATGTCAGCCGTTGCGCCGTGCCCCGTGGCGTTTCCAACCTGCGCCATGACGGGCAGGTCCGCGAGCATCGCCCGGACCTCGTCGACGCCGAGCCGCTCAGCTCGCGCGACCCACGCATCGCGCGAGCCCTGCGCGATACGGGTCTCCGCAATCGCCTGCTCGACGACGGCGGCGGCGTCACGTCGCACGATGTCGGCACGCGCCGCATCGAGCTGCGCGCGCACCGCGTCCAACTCACTCCGCAGCGCATCGACCTGCGCCGCATCGACGGTCTGCGCCGTCGTGTTCTGCTCGCTCATGTCGAGCGCCTCCATGTGTCCGCCAAGTGTAGACGCCGAGGCCGAGGCGGTTCGGACCTTGCGCTGGTAAGTCGCGGGCATTGACCCGCCGAGGAAAAGCCAGTCGTCGTCATCGCTTGCGATGCGGTCAGCCATGCCGCGCGCAACTGCGTCGTCCGCGCTGAACGTCGAGCCACCGCCAAGCGCATCAGCGGGCACGCCACGGTCGCCCGCGATGTCGTCGAGCATGACCTGTGCGAGCCTGTCAACGCGCGCCTGCAGTGCCGCCATGTAATCGCCATCGCCAAGCTGCTGTCGCTTGCGAGGTGTCTGCGAACTCACGACCTCGACCACGTCGTCGTCATTCTCTGCAAGCGTCAGCACGACGCCCACGCTACCGACCTGCGCGAGAGGCGACAGCACGATCTCGTCGGCTGCAGACGCAACCCATAGCGCGGCAGAGCACGCCATGCCGCTCACATACGCGACGACGTAGATGCCCTTGCTCTGCGCCTGCGCAATCGCGCGGCGGGTCTCGCGCACACCCGCAACGTAACCGCCCGGCGAGTCGACCTGCAGCACCACGACGGGCTCGCCTTGCAACGCCGCAGCGCGCAGTTCAAGGCGCGCGGCGTGGTAGTCGTAGGGGTAGAGACCGCCCTCCAGATGCACGACGCCCACAGCGCCCGGCAGGGCTGCGCGCGCAGACCGCTCGCGCGACAACTGCGCAACGAACGACGGTTCTACCGCGAGCGCCGCAACGCCTGCAGACGTGCGCGCCTCTTGCTCGTCGTCCATCTCTTCAGACCTCCGCTCTGCCGCTTCATCGCGCAACCGCTCGACCCATTTGCGCCCGGGGTCACCGCCCCAAAGCAACCACGCAACGTAGCCCGGCGACTCTTCGCCTGCGCGGTCATCTTCGCCGCGCTCAAAGTCGCCCTCGTGTCGCGCGAACCATGCAGGCGCCTCGACGGTTGCCCACTCTTCGCTCTGCGGTTCGCCCGCTGCAATCGAGTTCGCGCGGCGCACTGTCTCGGGCTTGAGCCCGTCACCGCTCTTGCCCGCCTCGTGCAACTCGACACCCTTGCGCGCAGCGTCGCGCACTGCGTCAGGCGGCGTGAGTTCGGCTTGCGTCAGCAGCGGCATTAGAGACCTCCGGGCAGCGCGCTTGCGCGCTCAACCTGCGCGACCGTACCAGCGACACGCGCACGCTCGCCGCGTGACTCTGCAGCCGCAGTCGGCGCGGGCAGCTCAAGCGCCGCACGCATCGCACGCTCGTCGTCTGCGCTTGGCGTGAGCACGCCATTCGACAGGAGCGACACGACATCAGCGACACGCTCAACCCACAGAGGAGAACGGATGCCCGCATACGTCAGGCGCGGCAAGTCGCGCAGCGGCAGCGGCCCTACATTCAGCGCGACAATCTGGCGCACGTAACCTGCGAGCCCCTCTGCGACCCATTGACAGAGGTCGCCCGCGAGCTGCGCGGCAAGTTCGGCGTGCACCTGCGCGGTGGCGTATGCGCCCGAACTGCTCGCGCTGCCGACGGTCAGGTGCTGCACGTAGAACGCTTGGAAGATTTGCCGCTCAAGGTCACCAATCACCGCGTTCGTTGGATAGGCGGCATCCGGCCTGCCCTCCCAATCGAGCGTTGCCCACGACGGCAGAATCAGCGCCGCCTCTTCATGCGCAGTCCACTTGCGCAGCACGCCGAGCAGTTCGTCGCGCGCGGTCGCAATGTCTGCAGGGCTCGGCGTCGTGCCAAGCTCTCGCCCGTATGCGTCGGCGTTGATTGTCACGGTCGGCGTCGGGCTTGCAGTGCGCGCCATCATCACAGCCCGCAGCCGCATCGTCTGGTCATAGTCGCGCGCGAGCGGCTCGACGTGCCGCATGATGCCGAGACCCTCGACGCCATACGCAGGCGACGGGTAGGTCAAGTGCACGAGCCGCTCATACGGTAGCCGCACCGAGCCAACCGACGACAGGCCGCCCGGTTGCCTGCGCCACTGGTCCACAGCGACGAGCCTGCCTGCGTTGTCATAGACCCATTGGCGCACGCTTGATTGATCGCGCGGTTCAAGGTCGACGTAGGTCGTGCCCTCGTATGGGTAGGCGACCATTTCGGCAAGCGAGAACCCGAGCAACGCGCCGCGCAGCAAGTCGCGCAGGCGCGACTCCCACGACGGCAGCGACACCACGCGCCCGGCCCATTCGATGACGGGCGCAGAGTAACCGCCGAGCCCGAGCGCGCGCCGCACGACGTCTGCCGCTGCAGCCGACGCATCGGAGTCGGGCGCGGGTTGCACGTCCCACGTCGCCGCAGTTGCGAGACCCGACAACGCTTGCCAACCCACGCGCACGGGCGCGAGACGTTCGGCGCGCGAGTAGTCGGCGATGCGCTGCGAGAGCGCAATCAGCCGTTTATTCTGCTCGCCATCGTTGACGGGCAGCGACGGCGTGCCGATGCCCTGCCCGTCGATAGGGTCTGGCGCGGTGTAGTTCTGCACTCGCACTGAAAGCGGCATGCTCAAACGCTACCACATGCGCGGGCAGAACTGCACACCGCGCGGTCAGCCCTGCCGATGCGCCGCCACGAACCACTCGCAACGCCCGCACCGGCAGGTTGACTCGCCGAGCCATAGGCCCGAAGGACTATGGCAACCGCGCACCGATGAAGTACCTCACAGGCGCGCGGCGTGTCTAGCGGTCGCCGCCCCACGGCGCATCAAACTCGCGCGCGCGTGGCGGTCGCTGCGCTGCAGGTCGCCCGGGGTCTGGCAGCGTCCACAGCACCTCGCGCACGGCGTACCGCAACGCGTCGGCATGGTGGTCGTGGTGCCCGTCTTTCGCAGGTCGCCCGGGCTGCCGCGCATCCCATCTGTAACCCGTCATCGCTCGCGCCAACGTGCGACGAGCTGCAGGCGCGCGGAGACCTGCGTCGAACATCGTGCGCTCAATCGTCAGCGCGCCGCGTTCAAGCGCGAGGTTGACACGAGTGCAAACTGCGACGATGTCGCGTCGTTCAGGGTCGCGCTCGATGCGCGGCACCATGCCGAGACCGTGCGGCGCATGGCGCGCGATGACGTCGAGGTCTGCGATGCCCGTTTGCGCAGAGCGTGCCGCGCCTGCAGGGTCGCAGACGACGACGTCAAGCGGCGTGCGTTTGTCGCCCTCCTGCCAATGTCTACGCGCGACGACGTCAAGCGAGAGGCGCGCGAGCAAGTCCGGCAACGTCTCGTCATCAGGCGCCCACTCGCGCACGACAACCCACGCGCCGCGCGACCGCTCGACGAGTAGCAGGCATGCCGGATGCCGCAGACCGAAGTCGAGTGAGAGCATGGTGCGTTGCGTCGCATAGTCGGGCGCGAAGTCGACCACGCTGCGTTCAGGCATGAACGCATGAAAGACCGAGCCAACGGGCGGCAGTGGTCGGTTGTTCACGAGCGCCTCAAAGTCGCGCTCACTCAGCGTCTCGCGCATGCGGTCAAGCCAACCCGCGCCGAGGTGCTGCGCGTTGTCTGCGCTTGTCGGCAGGTAGAGCGCGCCGCCGATGTCGCGCGTGCGCTCAATCCACCACGCAGGCTCGACGGGCACGCCGCACGTCACCACGAGCGGGCGATGCACCACGCCACGCAGGTCTACCACGGGCACGCGCGCGCGCGACCGCGCAACGTCGAGCACGTCAGGTCGTAGCACTTGGCATTCGTCAATCAGCACGGCATGTGCGTTGACGCCCTCGATTGGCGAGCTGCCCGGGCCGCTGCTCTGCGGCGTGTCGAGGTGCGCGAGCAATAGCCGCGACCCATTCGGCCACGTGAACGACTGCTCGCCTGCGCTATACGCAGCCGCAGACCCGTCGAGCAGTGAGTGCAGATGCGGCAAGTGAACGTCGCGCAACCGTCGGAAAGTATCCATGCCAAGCACGACAACCGCACCCGGTCGACTGTCGCAGATGAGCGCAGCGAGAGCACAGAGCGCGAGGCTCTTGCCGCTGCCGAGACCGCCGCGCACTGCGCAGACATCGCCGCGCCAGAAGCCGCCGAGACCGCCGCGCAGGAATCGACCCTGCCACGGCAACGGCGCGAAGTCGTGAACGCGCGGCATCAGGCGTGCCCGGTCGGGCCTCTGCCGTCGTCGCCGTATTCACTCGCCGGGAACTGCGCGATGCGTTCAAGCAGAGGCGCAATGTTCGCGCCTTGCTGAACGTTCGTCGTCACCTGCACGTCCGCATCCTTGCGGCCCCACGTCTCAGGGCGTCGGCGCTCAAGCCACCAGCGCGCGGCACTCTCGCTGCCCTCTTTCGCAGCCTTTGCAACGACCGCAGCGAACCGGATTTCTGCACCGTCGCGCGCGCGTGTCGTGTCCTGCAGAAACTGTGAGAACGGCTTTTCGCCACGTCGCCCGCGCTCGCACCAGTCCATGACCGTGCGCTCGCTCAGTCCTGCGTGCGCTGCAGCCGCCGCCCACGAGACGCCGAGTGCGAGCGCCTCGCAGATACGAACCGATGCTGCGGCGGTGAGCTTAGTCGGGCGCGCCATCGTTCATCTCCCGTATGTCGACGACTGCAGCAAACGCCGCGCGTCCTGCTCGGGCATTGCGTCGCCGATGTACTCAAAGACCGCGCACGGACGCCCTTGGTACCCGGCCTGTACGATTAAGGTTTTGGCTCCGAGTACCTTGGCCGTGCTGCCGCTGCGACTCGCAAACGTGCCCGCTTTCTTGCACATGGACCATCGTGGCGTGCGGTCGAATGAACGAATGAGCGCGGCGTGCGCGGGGTATGTGCGCAGCCGCATGCCGATTGCCGCGTATGCCGACGCGACGACGTCGACCAAACACAATGCGAGGCCGAGCCCTTGAAAGTCTGGCAACGTAACCAGCCGCGAGACGCCCGCGATGTTGTCCGCGATTGCGTGCGGTCGGTACAGGCACCCCGCGAAAGCTGCAGGGCGACCGCCAACGTATGCGACGAAGCACTGCGCGCCATTGTGCAGGTCTGCGGTCAAATAGTGATATGGAGCGAACACAGACCAGATGGACCGAGGCGCTCTGCGGATTTCGACGTCGATTGTTGGTCGTCGTTGAACCGACCTCCAGCGCAACGCCTGCAATGCAGGCTCGATTACCCAATCCGGCTGCAACCACTCTTCGATGTCGTAGTGGCACGAGACCACCACCATCTTGCGGTTCGTCTTGCGGACGAACTTCTGCACGGCATGCGCGCCGATTTTTGCCACCTGCCTGTCAACGACGCTGGTGAACTCGTCGATGATGATGGGCGCATCGGTCTTGGCCGCCTCGATAAGCGCGCGCGCAAGCGTCACCCGAAACTGCTCGCCATTCGACAGCACATGAAACGGCCGCAACCACGCCGGGATGGTATTGAACCCCACGCTTGAGAACGCCGCCGTTATGTCCGAAACGCTCGCGTCGATGTTGCTCACGACCGACTTGCTCGGGTCCCATTCGTGTTCGATTGGCTGCCCGAAGTAACGACGCAGCACAGACGACTTGCCGCAACCGGAAGGCCCGATGATGGCGCCAATCGACCATTCGCGGCTCTCAATCGGCGCGTCGAAGTCAAACGCGACACGATGTTGACCAATATAAGGAACATCGAACGACCCGGCCACCATGCGGTCGCGCACGGTCGGCTCCATCTGCAGTTCATTGGCGAAGTCGATGCGCATTACAACACCAACGGGCTGCACTGCCAGCCCATAGCAATCGCCTGCTCCATGCGGTCTTCCAACTCGGTTTCGGATGCGCATTCGACCAGAAGTTTGAACGTCGTACCAGCGACCTGCGAGTCGCCGCTTTTCTCTTCTGGAATCTCGACGTCGAGCAGGTCGCCTAATTGCAGTTCATCAAACGCCGTCGGTAGATCGCGCTGCACGTCTGCGAGAACCGCAGCCAGCATGCCCTCGTCCCACTCGCCGCCGATGCCCGGGTGATTGAGGGCGAGGTTCGCCGCTTTTTCTTCGGCAAGCGGGATGCTGACGACGCGGACCTCCGCATCGACGACACCGAGGGCCGCGAGCGCCTTGACGCGCTGGTGACCCCCGACGAGTCGACCCGTCTGCTCGTTGTAGACGATGCCGCCAAGATCCCC